TTTTCTTTTTTTAATTTGAATTGGTTTGCCTAAACAATAATTGCAAGTTTTCTTTTCTTTCCCATAAGAGGGAAAATCTTTTAAGTACATTAAATTCCAAATATTATAAACAGTTTCGCCATCTTTATAATCTGCTTTTACCATCTCGTAACACTTTCTACACTTTGTACAAAACTTTACTAATGAATCTGTAAGCGTTCCTTCACCATTTATACCATTCTTTGTTCGCCTTTTAATCCTTTGCATTTTTTTCCTCATTTATTAATATTTGTAAATAAAAGTCCGTATTCATTTTTGAAATAGCCAAATTGGCTTTATAAACTTTAAGAATTCTGATCATTTGTTTTTTGGTCAGGTCAAAGTTTATAGATAATTGATTATCCTTCAAGTTTCTCCAATAACTGCTTCATCTTAAGCTCTGTGTTTATTGCAAGTGTTCGCCATTGCTCAACTTTACGATTTGCAATATTAAGTTCAGTCTTCAACTTTACTACCCAAATCATAGGCAGACAAAATATAAGACCTAGAAATATAGTTTCAATTATATACATTGTTAGTTCTCCTTTGTTATATAAATATCTACTGTAAATAATTCCCAAACTTCATCCGTATAAATTCCATAATCATCAAAGCAGTTATGGTATTCACTAGGCAAATTCTCACCAAGTTTTTTCATCAATACAAACCACTCATAATCTGTGTAATCTATTCTAAAGTATTGCATTATTTCTCCTTTGTTAAAATCATTGCTACTTTTATAACTGTGACCATCCAAAAAATATTTATTAAAAAATATGGGTTAGTCAGTACACCATTTATTATAAAGTCAATCATTGTCGCACCCCCTACTCCATTTGTCTTTGTAGTATTCTGTTTTGCCAAGAGCCATCCCAACCTTTTCTATCAGTTCGAGTCCAAGATCAACTCTTGACCTCCTTCCCTTCGGTTCTTCTAGGCAAATTGATTCTTCGGGTAAATTATTGACAGAGCTATGAAGAGTAACCCCATCGTGCATTAGGTCAATAATCTGCTTGATGTCATTAAATGTTAGTTTAATTTCGTATTTCTTCATTATTAGTTCTCCTTTGTTGGTTTAAATTATTAATACTATTTATAATAGTCAAGCTATTTATAATCCGTGGCTTTCTCTGTGGCATCTGCAACACAATATAATACACTTATCAATTTCTTTTTGTATTGTACTTAGGGCATATCCGCCTTGATTAATCATATTTCCCACATTATAAGATTTATTTTTGTTGTGATGGTGGAACTCTAAAGCCCACGTTGAAAAATGCTTGTGAGTCTTCTTGGAATAGCCACAGCAAGAGCAAGACAAAGTTTTTTTGTAATTTATAAACCAATCTCTTTTGTCTTTTCTGTGGTTACTTTTCTGTAAATTATAACATTCTCGGCATTTGTGCCGTCTATACCAACCCCCATTTTTATTCTTTTTTCCTTTTGGAAAGTGAATTAAATAATCGGTTTTATTACAACTTCTGCAAGTCCTATAATTTGGATTCATTCGTAGTCTCCATCGTTTTTTATATAATCTTCGATATAATCACAAATAGATTCGTGGGTTTTAAATTTATAATCCAGTCCTTCGATATAATAAAACCAAGTTCTTTTGTGGTATATAACATCCATATAAATATAACTTTTCATTATAAATCACCTTTTATAACCTTGTCAATGGTCTGTAATTTATAAAGTAATGTTTTAGCGTTGCCTGTTATCCCAAAATATTTTTTAACATCTCTTAGTCTAAAATTTCTAGTCTTAACACCTATAATTTCTTTATTCCAAAGTTTTAAAGCACCTATAGTAATTATTAAATTATAGACGCCTAATGGTACTCCATTATAATTTGGCTCTGATTCAATGTCTTTTAAGAATTGACAATCCTCATCAATTTGTATTTTTTTCATTTTGTTTTATCCTTTTTATTAATTGCATCGACAAGATTTTTTATACTTTCCTGTATATAGTGCAGTTCATAAGGGTAATGTCCTAAGTAATTCACTGTAGTAAGTATTTTACATTTTTTATCTGGGTAATTGCCTTCTTCCTGCTTTACTTTTTTATAGTCATAATCTCCGAATTCAATAGACCAGAGTTGATTCACTTTACAGTAAACTATTAGCGAGTAGTAAGTTATCATTTTTATTTTTCCTTTTTATTTTGTTAAATGTTTAACATTTTAAATTAATATCATTACTAATAAAATTGACAAACCAATTATAAGAGCTGTTGTAAAGGCTGTCATAATTGCTACAAAAAGCATTTTTTCAAATAATCGCATTTTATCCCTCTTCTAGTTCATTATCTAGTATTTTTTCACTTCCACAGATAGAACAAGCGTAAACACCTTTATAATCTTTTCTTATTCCATGCTCTTTGGCTGTAATATCTCTAACCCTTATAAATAAATGCGAATCTGGCATTTCTTTTATCTCTATTTTAAAACCGCATTTTTTAAGAGTTTGAAATGATTGAAAGCATTTATCACCGCAATTTTTGCAGTCCCTTTTTAATCTTTTGAATTTATTGCCTTGTGAATCATATTCAGGCGAATTACCTCTTTTATATTCTAAAAATACAGGTTTCTCATCGTGTGGATGAATTGAGCTTGGCTTAGTCGAGCCTTCTAAATACGGCTTTCTACCCTTGCGGATATTATTTAGATTTTTACTGATAGTTTTAAACATTGCCAGAATAGTTTCTGGGTTATTATTATTCTCGATATGTTCTAATGTAACTTGGTCGATTGCATTTTGTAAATGCCTTAATTGAGTTTTCATTTTTTATCCTTTTGTTTTTATGAGTGGGCAAGAGGGGAATCGAACCCCTCAGAAACCATTTGCCCATATTATAATTTAACTATTTGAATAAACATCTCCATTTTCTAAAATAAAATAGTCGTGTTTCATTGTGTGGTAATATGCTTTATAGTCTATACAGTAGACTAAATGAGACGGTATTAGGTGCAATTCTGTTTCATCGAATAATTTATCTGTAAAGTCTTCTAATGAATTATAGTTGCCGATATAGTCATCCGTAAATGACTCGAAAGCCTCTTGTATATCATCCCAGTAAAAGTTCTGATTTTCCATATACTTAATAAATGATTCTTGCTTGTCTTTAGATAAGCATAAATCAAAAATGTCAAATAATCTTTCATCTATCCAAGATTCAGAAATTAATTGGCTTGGGATTCCTTCATAATCCTGAAACATAAATTCGGGATCTTTTTCATCGCTGTGAATTTCTGCACATTTTTTATAAAATCCCTTTAAAGTATATTTGTCAATTTGTACCCATTCTCCAAATATACTACCTGCATTGTATTTTGCATATGTTCCTACATATATTCTCATTGTCTTTTATCCTTTTTTTTATTGTTCTTTATTAAATAAAGATTTTTTTAATTTTTTATTGCACCCACCGCATTCGTAACTGTTTTTATTTGGTTTGTGGGTGGTTGGAACTAATCCGTTTTGTTGGCTACAGAAAACGCTATATTGTTTGTAACCATTAAAAATAGAATGTCCTTTTATTTTATGATTTATTTTCTTTCTCATTCTTTTTTTCTTCTTTTTTAATTAGTTCGAATGCAACCTGATTCAAGTTATCTAAATGATTTTCCAACCTAGCATCTGTGACCATGCCTTGCTCATTTAGTTTGTTTTTTATTTCTTCAATAGCTTGTAATACTTTTTTTAGTTCCATTGCTTTATTTCCTTTATAATCCGAATTCTGCAAACGGATTTTTGTTTATTGTTAAATGTTTAACATTATTAGTTTTGGTAATTCTGTATATGTATTTAACTCTATAATTAATTGATTCTGGATTCCTTGTCCAGTCTTCGACCTTGCCATTTTTAACGGCTAAAACATGCCCACTGACACCAAGAATAAAATTTCCTTTGGTTAGGTATTTGGTGCAATTCTTCACAGTTAGTGAGGGCGTGTTTTCTAGTATTCTTTCCCTTGTTTTATTGTTATAGTATCCGTTTGAGACTTTGTCGAATCTTTCAGCTTTATATCCGTAATCTTTAGCTATCTCAGGCACTATTTTATACATATGATAACCCTTATTTCTTTTTCTGCCATGCTGAAAGAAATAATTCTGCATTTCATCAAATGGCACATTAAATGCGATTGATGAAGCAACAACTGTGCAACAATTTTTGTCTGAATTGTATTCTTGCGTTTTTGCAATTTCTGAATATTTCATTTTTAAATCCTTTTTTAAATCCTTTTTTCACCCAAAAAGCCGACTGTATGAGTCGGCTTAATTGGTTGCGTTGCTCTGTTATGCTACTTGCGGAAATTCAATCCCTTGACTTTCTATAATTGGGAATAGGTCTTCAACTGTCTTTTCGTGCCTTTCCATTAGTTTAAATAATTCCTCTTCAAATGTCTTTGGTTCTTTCTTTTCTTTTCTTTCCACCACTATTCTGACAGACCTATGATCTGGTTTTTCAGTAAAGATAAGCTGTTCGCCTTTCAAATTAAAAAAATCGGAATCATTATCGCACATTGGAAGATTTACTTTCTTCATGGTTACTTTTGAAACCTTATGACTATCACCCAAAATTTCTTTCTGGGTGGCAGGTGCTTTAATCAAGGTCTGCACTTTTGTCCGCATAAAATCCGCAAGTTCTTTTCTCTCTTCTGGTGTCCCATTCTTAAACATCTTGTCAAATGTTTTCGTGAATGTACTCTGTCCATTCTTATCGGATTTTAAAACATCCAAACAAATTACCTTAGATAGATTCGCATCGACCTTGTTAGCCGTTAAACCTATCTTAATGACCTGCTCGGCATCCTTCATATTTTTAATTTGCATTATGTCCATTTTATTTCCTTTTACCCTCAAAGGGCGTTTGTTTTATTCAATATCTATAGAGAATCTTGCTATAATTCAAATTAGAGTCAAGTTTTTTTTGTTAAAGATGTAACATTTTATTGACTCCTTATATATAGAGGGAAAAAAATCCCTATTTTTTAGGGTTTTTTGTACTGTTTCCGCTGGTTCCTAGCTAAATCAAGGACAATTATCTACAATGGCTTTATATGGCTCTAAATGCGGTCAATATGGATAGATTCTAGGGAATTGATAGTAGGTATTAAAAAAGTTTTTTACAGCGTTTTAAGGGTATTTTAGAGCGTTTTCCCTCGGTCAAATTCCAGCTGATTTCAAAAGAGCCTAAAAATTAACTATTGACAAAGCCTAATTAATTTAGTATGAACAACAGAAATAGGATAGAGTCAAGTTAATTCTGATAATAGGCATAACATTTAATTAGAGTAATTAGGTAAATGTCAAGAACTTTCTACAAATTGCAATTAGACTAAATACTCAAATGTCAAGTAATTTATTTTATTTAAACAAAAAAGAATTGGAATGATTTCTTAATTGTCAAGTATTATTTTTATGAATGGAATTTTATTTGTCCATACAACCAACCCACCCACAAAGTCAAGAGAAATCTTTTGAGCGTTATGAGCGTTTGAGCGTTTTGAGCGGTGAGCGTTTTGAGCGTTATGGGTGTAGGGCGGATGAGCGATATGAGCGGTTTGTTATCACCCACTCCCCTCAAAATAAATAAAAACAAAGTCTTATGCCACCACTCTGAAAGAATGTCCAAAAGAAAGTCCACAACCCTTGTATCAAAATAAAAAAGTCCGTATAATATACCATGAGTGTGAACCTACCAGATAAGTTAAAGCCTTCTATGGGTATAGCTATAGATATGATGGTTACTGACCCAGAGGCTAAGATTAAGGATGTAGCGGAAGAAGCAGGTGTTGCCGTATCTACTATACAGCGGTGGATGAAAGACCCAGAGTTTGTTGAGGTCTTTTACCAGAAATATATGGTTACATTTGGTTCTAAACTGCCTAAAATATTAAATAGTATGATTCGTGAGGCGGAAGCAGGGAATGTACAGGCTGGTAGATTGGTCTTAGAACACTCTGGTAAACTTATTAAGCGTGTAGAGGTTGCCAATCATCAGAGTCCTTTTGAAAAATTTCTTACCACACAGGATGCAGAGATAATGGATGTGGATTATGAGGTTATGCCACAAAGACCTATTGTACCAGATAAGCCTATTACTAAAAAGGAATCAGCTCAAAAACAAAAAAGACTAGATAGAAAGAATGAAAAAAGGAGAAAAGCTAGGAATTGGAGAAAGAGGGCTGAGAGAGTAGGCATCAAAAAGCCAGATAAGGGAAGACAAACCCCAGCACAAAGAAAGGCTTGGCAGGAAAAAATAGAATCAAGAGAAAAAGCATTAAATATTACTTCTTGATAAAGCTGTAGACATCAAACGATTTACATTCGGGGCATTCTTGCTCCCTTTCGATTTTCACCCCTAATACTTCCCATGTCCATTTACAATTTACACATAGGCAGGTAAGTAGGGTAAATTTCTTCATAATTTTATAGAATCGTCTATATTCAGGGATTCGGGCATTAACTGACAATAACAATACTCCTTACAGATGCTCCATCCAGATCCAGGCATTCCTCTGGCTTCCCAGCCTTCCCAAGTATCAATTTCACCTGCTCTGGAGCGACAATCATCGCAAATATTTTTAGAAACGGCAATCCATTTTAAGCCTTGCCCCATTTCTCCAGCTCTGCGGAATGCTTGATTAATTCCTCCAGTAACTCCTCGTTTAATGGAGTTTCGTAATTCCCCAAAGATTCTTCCGTTGGTAGCAAGGTCTTGCTTAAGAACCCCAATAATTGATTGTTCATCAAGACCACTTCTTGTAAGTCGGTCAATTTCTTGTCCAAGTCTTTCAGAGAAAATTCGTATGTCGTAAGACAGTCCAAGAGCAATCTCAATAAGTAATCTTCTATCTTTTTCATCTAATTCTCTATTATTTGCCATAAACTAGTTCCTCTTAACCTAGTGATACAACCTTTTTGTTAGAGCGTAAGGCTTTTTGTATGTCTTGCATGAACTTTTTGTCTAACTTTTGTTTATTTTCTTTAGTAGTGCCTATAAACTTTTTAACATTAGTTCCCTGTCTAACTTTATACATACCTCTGTCGTGTTTATAGCCGTATTTTTTAATTGTTAATGTGTTTTGATTGCTTTTTAAAGTATTGTACATTTCACCAGTATTGTAAAGTGCTTGTTGTCCGTATCTATAAGAGCCTGTACCTAGTTTTAGCTGTTTTCCATCAGCCCCAACACCACTATCTATGTTTCTTCTTGTTCCCTTTACTGAGTCTTGTGCGTATCCAGCGGTATAACCATCAATAATATTATTTAATTCTTTGGATAGATTTCCAAAGTCAAAATTAACTGATACTTCTAATTTCATCCCAGAATTTCTCTCCTAACTCTTTAGATTTTAAATAATTCTCAATATTATCGGCAATAACACGCTCTGCCTGTAATTCTGCCCACTCGATAGGGTTTTCTATGATTTCTTGCAGAGTTCCTTCAAACTCAAACTCTACATTATTGATTTTGTCCAGCTCCTTGACGGAATTGCGTAAAGATTGACTGGCTGTTTTCTTGCTCATTTACTCTCCTATTTTCATCTATCAATTTTTGAGCCTGTTTTTCTGTAAGGTCTTTATTTTCACGAACCATTATCTTTGCTCTGGTTGTAAGGTTGTTTTGAATATCAAATTCATCCTTTAATATCTGGTCTTGAACTGTTTTTGGGTATTCTACCTCTTCAAAATCAACACCAAACTCTTCTGGAAGAGAAATTCCATTATATTCTGCTATTCTTCTTTCTACATTGTAAAAATCTTGTTCGTAAAGTCTCCATAAAGCAATATCATCATAATAATCTTCCTTTCTCTCCATGTCTTTAATCATTAATGAAATACCACTAGGCACTTCTCCACCAGACTCTGCCCATTGAATCCATAAATGATTATTAGATGCAACAAGTTCTATTTGGAACTTAATATTGTCTATTGCTTCCTGTATGTTCCCACTTGGGCTTGTTATATTGTATGCACCATCTTCTCCCATATCAAGAATAGTATTAGAACCAGCTCTTAACATACTTTGGTCTGCTCTAAGTCCTGTTACCCACGGCTGACCAAACATATTGAATCTCATGCCTAGATTCATCTCAGTTAAAGCAATATTTACCTGCTCATTGCAATTTACAACATCACTAGCACCCTCTACGAAAAAAGAATCAAGCTGGTCTTCTCTGTGAGTGAATACAAACGGCAACATACCATAGGGGTTTTCTACTTCTTCTGTCATCTTACCATCTTCATTCATTATGCCGTATTTCTCGCTATCCCAGTATTCCCATTGAAGATTATCTGTATTGGATAAATCTGAGCTATTATTTAGCAAAGGATATACTATAGCGGTAGGAACAAAAGGATTTTCGTCAAAATATACTTCAAAGTAATAAATAGGTCGATAATCAAAAAAACCATCTCTCCAATGAACACGATTTGCAATAGTTCCTAGCAATCTGGTCATTCTCTCTGAATGTTTCATGCGAACATCTTTAGTTGGGGTTAATTCTTCATATCTTTTATTGCCAACATTCCTTTTAGCACCTAAACTGTATATTCTACTAATCTTATTAATGAATTTTCTAGTAAAATTAGTCATGCTTGGCGGTATTTCAGAAAAAGCATCACCACTAAAGTAGTTATTGATGTATTGCTCAGTTGAAACACCTGAATAATAATCTAAATGCTTTCTTATCTCATTTCGCCTAGCATGAGACATCATTAGCTTTGTTTCTAGTAATTTATCCTTTAATACTCTTTGAATCATCTTTGAATCCTCTTCATTTCTTGGTTTCTCATTGGAAAGCGATTAATTATAAAATACCTAAAGGCATCATTGCCGTGGTCATGGTATCCATCTTTCATCGGTTCTTCCTTTACTGGTTTCCCATCTTCCGTTTCTGGGTATCTGTATTCCTCAAAATCTTCTATCATATCAGTACATCTCCTGTCTACATGGACTCTTCTAATACCATCGGCACTTTCAAAGAATCCTCTAGTGTAGGCAACGCTATTAACAATATTTCTGCTAATTCTATCTCTGGTAGATAATATTCTTATGCCACTTCTTCTGAATATTTCCATATCCCCTCTACCTGACTGTCCTTGCACATTAGAACCAGCAGGGTCACCATAAAAAGACATTATTGGGTATCCTTTTGTTTTGATTAGCTTGATTAGGTCTTCTGTTTTTATATTTTGCTTATGCAGGATGGAGTCGAAGATTCTTATATGCTCTATATCATCTTCCCAATATGTTTGCAAGAAAATTACTGCTGGCATACGATAACCAAAGTCAATCGAACAATATGTAGGCAGGTCTGGGTCGTATGGGAAATCTCCAGTATCAAGTTCCCTATTGAAGTTCCACACTTTTCCTTCAAATACAGAAAACTCTGCTCCAAACTCTTGACCAAAAAGTTCTTTTGACATATTTCTTTTTCTTTCTATAATAGCAGGGTCATCTAGCCCCAATGGAAATTCATACTGATTAATCCATGATGGAGATGTATGGCTTTCCCATAATGGGTCATGCTCCCCAAGTTTAAATAAATCATATATCCAGTTTCTCCCCTCTGGGGTAGTAATAAAAATAACTTTACCTTTTCTTCCTGCTACTGTTGGGGATAAATACATATCCCAAATCTTTTTATTCATCTTAGCAACTTCATCAATTACAAGTAGGTCAAGACCTTCACCTACAAGACTTGAAGGGTTATCTGCTGACATTCCCTCTACGATAGTACCCCATTTGAATCTGATGTACATATCTTTTTCTGATGCTTTGTCAATATCTTCAGAATGCCCAACAACCATTCGTTGCCAAATCTCACGAAATATCAAACGAGCTTTCTTATATGACATCCCAACTACCCAGATTCTTTTGTTTGGTTGAGATGCTACATAAGTAGCTTCCATAGCACTAGCCCAAGTTTTTCCAAATCGCCTTCCACAAACAACCACCTGAAATCTGGCATTGTCTTTTTTAGGGAAATGCAGAGGAATTTGACCATCATGCGGTTTGTAACCTAAATATTCAAACCACTTTTGTTTAAAATCGTAATTTTTTTCTTGCATTAGATTACTTTTACAACTTACATTGTAGCGTAACTTTAATGCAAGGGCAATTCTTGCATATTCACTAACTCACTTAAGAGGTAAAAATGTCTGAAGAAAAGACCATCGAAACAGATGTAAAACAGGAATCCGTCACTAAAGACGAAAACAATGTACCAATTTCAAGATTAAACGAAGTTATTTCAGAAAGAAATGAGCTTCGTGAGTCTCTTGAATCTTTTAAAGCTAAAGAGGAAGAAGAGAGAAGATCAAAACTACGAGAAGAGGAAAAATGGCAGGAACTTAATGCAGACCTTGCTAAAGAAATTGAATCTTACAAGCCTTTTAAGGAAAAATGGGAATCAATGGACTCCAAACTTCGAGAAGTTGCACTATCTAAACTTCCTGAGTCTAAACGAGAAAAATTTTCCAATGTTGAAACAGAGGTTCTTTTGGATATAGTTGAAGAGTTTTCTGAAGCTGAAAAAGTAAATCCACCTGACAGAAAAGGAACAGTACCCACGGAACAAGTTGGTGACTGGACTACTATGTCAGGAGAAGAAAGAAGAAACAACTGGCAGACAATATTGGAGTCATACATAAAAAGGTAATATAAATGGCTAAACATTATCAAGGTAGTCCTGTAACGACTACAACAGACCAGCATTTTATTCCTGAAATTTGGGCAGATGGTATCTATAAATTCTTTGAAAGAAAAAGTGTCTTTCGTGGATTAGTAGATGATTATTCTGCTTTAGTAGCAGGAAAAGGCTATGGAGATGCAATTAACATTCCTGAAATGAGCCTTATAAGTGCTTCAGACAAATCTGCTGGGTCAGATGTATCTTACGATGCAACTGCAACCACAACAACTCAGTTGTCAATTAATAAACACAAATATGTCGCAAAACTTTTTGAAGATGTGGCATTAATTCAATCCGAAGCTGATTTAGTAGAAAAATACGCTAAGATGATGGGTGAAGCTCTTGCTCGTCAGGTTGATGCTGATATATGGGCAGAGTTAGATGGCTTAAATAGTTCTCAAGCTCTTTCTGCTGACGATACTTTGACTGCGGCTGTGTTTGAATCAGCACTAGCAACTCTAGGTGAGGCAGATGTCCCTTACATGGATGGAGAGTGTGCAATGGTTGTTAATCCAACTCTATTTGCAGATATTTTGAACCCTTCTGCTGGTATCGCTCAATACTTCATCAGAAATGATGCAGTTGGCGAAGGCAACAGAGGGCTTCGTTCTGGAATGGTTGGTTCGCTTTACGGAATTGACGTATATATGTCAAATACTGTAAGTACAGCAGGTACAAGCTCTACAATACCAGGTGCTATATTCCATAAAAGTGCGGCAGTTTTTGCTTCACAGCAGGAAGTTAGAGTACAGTCAGAATATTCTGTCGATGCTCTTGGTACTAAAGTTGTTGCAGATTTACTATATGGTTGCAAAATCATAGACGATTCTGATAACAAAAAAGGTGTTAAGTTTACTAACGTAGACTAATGATATTGGGGGGTGGTTTATACTGCCCCCCATACGCTTGGAGATATTATGCAATATTGGAAAAAACCAAACTTAGGTAAAATAGAAAGACTGGAAGAGGATACTTTTAAAAAGCACCCCGAAAAACTTGAAGCATTAAAAGAAAAAGGCTATAAAAGGGTAATGGGTGAATCTGACTGGAGTCTTTATAAAGCACCTAGTACTGCAAAAAAAGCAGTTAAAAAAATAAAGAAAAAACTTAAGAAAAAATAACGACATAGCACAGTCTCGTTCACGCTATTGTCAGGCTTAGAGAGGAAGGAAAATGGCAGACCTACACACGCATTCCGTACAGGAAGCACTTAACGCAACAGTTGGAGGAGTTTGGACAGTATCTTCAGCAGGTACAGCAGGAAGTTCAGCAGATGTTGCAAACACATCACACAAATTATTATCAAGTAGCACAGCGACTCTTGGTGTTTATTCAGCAGTAGAAATATACTACAATTTTACTACATCAGAAACAAATGTTAATGCTAGTAATGACTTATTAATACCAGCTAATACTCAGTTTTTTATTACAGTTCCCAGAGGATTGGGGAATACTGTATATTTTAATTTTAACTCTACTAGCACTACTACTGGGGCTGTAAGAATGGTGGAGATTTAATATGTTTGGCGGAATGGGGCAAACCAATGTCAAGAATCTTGGCAATGGTGGAACAATGGATGGTGATGTTACAATCACAGGAGATCTAACAGTTTCTGGTGGAATAGGA